CTGATGCAGGGGAAGAGAGACGAGGCGAAAAATTGGGCTGAAAAAGCAAAAGCCAACGGCGGCGAGGAAATGTTTGGCATTTGATGTTTCGCTTGACTCCCCGGCCCCGGAGGCAGTGGGGGGCTGAGGTCATCCATACGTCAGTGGTTTTTCCTGCCCGATTTTCTTCAACAGCTTGTTCGTCTGGAGCGTGTTCTTCGCCATCTGCTCGGTTGCCTTCGCTGTCCGTTCCTGCGCACCGCCGCCGAGGAGGGCATCCAAGGCTTCCGAGCTCCACGCTCCCATCGACTTTTCTCCGGCTGTGGAAATCTCCTGAATTCTGACCTCAGAGCGTTCCGTCTCCTCGGCGGCGGTTTCTGTCCGTTCGCGGATTTCCTCGACCCTTTCGGCTTTCTCCGCAGCTTTCTGCTTGACCTCGTCCATTGCTTCCTGCCAGGCGGCTCGTGCGCTGGCGATTTCCTCGGCGGCTCCGGTCAGAGCATCCTGATACGCTTTCTGGTGTACGAGAATCTCCTGCGTCTGCGCTTCATCTGCGCTCGCGTTCGCTCTGTCCCAGTTGTCGTTGATGCTCGCAAGCTCGGCCTTGCGCTGCGCGGACGCCTGAGATTTCGCGTTCTCCCTTGCACTCTTCCGTTCATTGTACGCTCGTTCGACACGGGCAATTTCGGCTTCCACTTCCTCGTCAGAGTCGAAGAAGCCCTTCGTCTTAATCCAGACCTTCTGAATCTCCAGCACGGTCTTTTCGAATGCGGCGATGATACCGTTCCAGATGAAAGCCCACGCATCCTGCATGGCGTTGCCGATGGACTTCAGACCGTAAAGCAAGCCGTACCAGAGATTGTTTCCGAGCTTCAAAATCGAGTAGACGATAACTGTCCAGCTGTCGGCAAGGAACATCTTCAGACCAGCCCACGCTTTCTTCAGCGGCTGGAGTCCGGTCAGCCAGGCAAGCTTCAAAGCGGCGAGCCCGACTCGTGCGGCTCCGGCGAGGTCGCCGGACATGAATGCAGTTTTGATGGTTTCCCATGTCTGCCCGGCGGTGTCCCGGATTGAAGTGAACGCGCCCGTAACATCCTCAGCAAGCTCGCTTGCCTCGGCTTTACAGGCTGCCCATGCACCGGTCAGCTCCCATACGACCGCAATCACAGCAGCCAATGCCGCGCCGATCAGGAATGCCGGAGACGTGATCGCTGCCCACATCGCCAGAGCGATAACCTTGGTTGCGACCATCGCCGTCTGCAATAGTCCGAACAACCCGATCAACCCCTGGATAGCGACCATCGGAGCAAGAACAGCGGCTTTCAGCAGGAAGAACACGGTCGAGAGCAGACCAACGCCGACAGCCATCGCTTTGATGGCAAGTCCAGCGGCAATCATGCCGACGCCGACTGCGGCGATCCCGGCGACGACCTTGACGGCCATGATGACCACTTCTTTATGCGCGGCAATCCACTCGGCCACCACGTTCAGCGTGGAAGACAGGCGTTTCATGTAGGGCGTCAGAGCCTCGCCGATGACCCGTCCGATGGCAATCTGGCATCCCTCAATCGCGCTCATCATGATTCGGAAAGCGCCCCCGATTCCGGCATCCATTTCCGCCGCCGTCTGGTCGGCTACCCCGCCGACATTCTTCAGCCTCGAAATAAACTCATCCAACTGCTGAACGTTTCCGCCGAGCTGAAGTCCGGCCAAAGAGCCGCGAAGATCGAAGATTTCCTCGGCGAACCCCAAGCGTTGGGCTGTCGGGAGCTTGTTCATGTATTTGGCGATGTCGGCGATGATGTCCGGCATCGAACGCAGATTCCCGTTGGCGTCCGCCGTGGCAATCCCGATAGCTTTGAGTTTGTCCTGCACTTTCGTCTTCGCGAACTGCGAATAGGATTTCCGCAGGGCCGTGCCTGCCAAGGAACCTTTAATGCCCATGTTGGCCAGGACGCCGAGTGCACCGGAAACGTTCACGATATTATCGTTCGCGGCGGCCGCCTGCGGACCCGCCATCTTCAGACCTTCTGCGAGGTCGGTCAGCGTCTGTGCCGATCCGTTCGCAGTGGCAGTCAGGATATCGGCCACGTTCGCCATCTTCGATGTATCGAGCCCGAACACCCTCATGTTATTGGATGCGATTTCGGCGGCTTGTCCGAGCTCGGTTCCGGTCGCACGGGCGAGGCTCAGGACTGCGGGAACAGCGGACAGAATCTCGTCCGGCTTCAATCCCATTCGCCCCATCGCTGTCATTCCCTCTGCCACCTCTTTGGCTGTGTAGGATGTCTCGCGTCCGAGTTTCTCGGCAGCTTCGGTCAGTCTTTTGAACTCTCCCTCGGTTGCCCCGGACACGGCCTTGACCATGCGCATGGCATCGTCGAAGTCGGCGAACGTCTTCGTGGCAAACGCCATCGGAGCAGCCAGAACCCCGGAAACAGCGAGCATGTTCTTCCCGATGCCCGTCAGAGCTGACCCGAAGCTCTTAATCTTTTGCTGGGCCTGCTTCAACCCCCGTTCAAGTTTCGTCTGGTCAAGCAGGATTTCGACGTATGCGCGTCCCGCTTTCACTTCGCCCGTTGCCGTGCTCATTCTTGTTCTCCTGACACCAAATGTCCCGCAGGATGCTGACTGGTGCTTTCGTTTTCTGTTTCACATTGTATGGATTGAAGTCGGACGGCTTCACGGTCCTGCTCTTCTTCGGGTCACGAAGAACATTGGCGATCAGAGCCATCAAGGATGCTGTCTGCCCCCACTCGAAGCGACCACGCGCTTCAGTCATGCGGACTAGTTCGCGTAGCGTGAATCCGTTCGGGTCTACTCCGCAGATGCCTGCACAGTCCCAGATGAGCCGGTCAACTGTTCCAGCGTGGAGACCACCCGGCTCTCGAACTCGCCGTTCAGCTCGGCTTCCAGTTTCTTCCTTGCGGCTTCGCTGAACTTGCGGCTGGCGGACAGAATTCTCTGCATGACCATCCGCTTCGACTCCGGGAAAAAATTGATCACTTCCTCCAAGAGTGCTGTGGTCGCATGTTCAATGGCATCGCCCGCCATCGCTTCCCCGAAGTCCTCATCCGATACGCCGAGCTTGTCGGCCTGAGGCTTGCAGACGGCGTAGAGAACATCCACGAGCAGGACGGGGTCGGAGGAGAGACGTTCGAGCAATTCGGCGGACGGCTTGTTGTTCTTGTCGAGTTCCACAATGGAGTTGAGGTCGACCCTGCACAGAGCCCGAACACGTTTGACGGTCGCCACGGTCACTTCGAGCGTCCAGGTGCGACCCTTGTTGTCGGTGAAAGTTTTCATTGTCCACCTCACACCCAGACCGGAGCCCGGTCGGAGGCAGTTGGCTTCGCGGTAACTTTGACGGTGACGGCTTCTTCCAGAGGTTGATCCACGGTAAAGCCCGTGACCGAAAAGTCGGCATCGAGGCCATGTGCGGTGGTGTCGCCGTCCGTCACGAACAGAGAGATCGGCGTGTTCGAGAAGTAAGCTTCCTTGAACGCGAGAAAATCCTCATCCTCGGTATCATAGAGGATGGTGATTTCGAGCGATGCTTCCTTGAGGGTGGCAACGCTCAGTTTCCAGCCCTTTGCCTTTCGGGTGGTGACGTCGGCCTCGCCGGACTCCAGGCTGAGGGAAACGTCCTTGACGTTGGTGACCTCAATCGTCCCCTGGGTTCCGGCAGTGCCGCGGAACAGTTTTGCATCAAGACCAAGTTTGATGGCCATAGATAGATCCTTTCATTGTTTCTTGACCGCGTTCTCCCACAGCTTCGGAAGCTGAGGCGCGGTCTTGTTCAAAGTCGGTCCCATGAGGGGACGTTTCGGGTAGCGGCGGCGTCTGTATAGCCCGCCGAATTCGTGGGCGGTCATGGACACGCCGATGAACTTCTTGGCGGGACCGATGACCACACTCATCCGGCTTTTATCCACGCCGAACAGAATTGAGCGTTTCAGCAGCCCTCGTCGAGTGTGCGGAGGCGTTCCCTTTTCGGAGGCGCGTTTCGACTTATGGACGGCGTTCCGTGCCGCTTTTCGGACATATGCGCCAGCCCTCCGCAGGGATGCATAATTTGCCTTGCTGACTGCCCCCAGAAGCCGCCTCGAATCGAACTCGAAGCGCATTTTTACGGACATGGGATCCTTTTCAGAGGGTCAGCATTCCAGCCGCCTGCATGTGTCGCGGAACACGAGTTCAATCACGCTCGTGAACTGGTGGCGTTCCCTGAGGTCATCAGCGGAATAAATCGGGTTGAATCCGACCGCCACGCACTTCGCGCCGCAGAATTCTTTGTTCAAGAAGCTCATTCCGAGCTTCTCGACGGTCGCCAGGAGCTCGTCCAGCTCCTCGTCCTTTGCCCGTTTCATGAAGCCGATCTGCAACTTGACCGTGCGTTCCTTCAGCGCTCTCGTGATGTTCTTGTACGACAACTCCACAGGCACGACGACAACCTTCAGCTCCTCAAGCTCACGAAGG